TCTCTAACTATTACAGTAGTCTCTTCAAAAGGTCTCACAACATTAACCAAACCACAGTCAACACATATGTTCTCACCAAGTAAATCATCAAAGAACTGTTCTTCACATCCACATTCGGGACACTTCATTCTCAGTTCCATCTTAGTTCCTCCGTAAATCTCGCTTTCTCTATTACTTTGCGGTTTATCCTACTTTTCGTTGCTGTTTTCTCAATGTCTTTTAGTGTGCTAACCATTTTTGCAGCAGTCCTATCATTCTTCAACAACATTGCTCTTGTTGCAACTTGGTCTCCCATCACATTCTTACTATTGATATCGTCAATACAGAATGGTTGACCTGCTGTAATATTCCCCTCATCAGGAATTTGTATTAGGCGAACCTTACATCTCTGTGAACCAGTTGAGTCATTGGGGTAAACTATCCAATCTGATATTTCACCCGTAACATGCATAGCAAAGTGATGTTTTTGCGACCTGTCACTGATTCCCAAGTTGGAAAATGGTGCTTTTCTCATGTCAACTAGAGTAAACTCATCATAGTTTCTATCCATGTCTTTGAGTAACTCGAAAGCCCTCTCTTCAACAATCACACTTGTTCGATTTTGTAGAAGCCAAGACCTCATCAACTGCTCTTGTGCATCGGTTACATGTGTTTCAAACATGTTATACCATAGATTGGAAGGGCTAATGTCTGCCCATTTTCTAGATACCTTTGACTCATTTTTGTATGCGTTAATGAAAGTGTTTGCTTCTTTCACAGAAAGAGAACCCCAAATGTTCTCTGAAATCTCAAACGCCACTTCATCTCTACCTATTAGTTCAGTATTTATCCTAACCTTATATTCTTGAGAATCGACAAAGAACTTGTAGGGCGCACGATTCTCAACAGCATACAAAACATTACTTGGATAGGTGCAATTGCGTTCTATGTATGCATCCATAGCCTCTTTACAACGGTTCTGCGCTCCAAAGGCAATGATTTTACCAAGAGCAATCGCTACATCTCTCTGATGTTGTTTAATACCATTCATAAAGAAGGTACTTCCGTCTTTCCTAATCATCAGAGAAGAATCACCGTTGTAGTAACGGAATGTAATCCATGACATTTCATTGGAACTTGCGTAAGCATCATTCGCAACAAATTGATTATACATATGTGCTGACAATTTTTGCCAGTATGGATTGTCATGGAACTTCCTTGCTGTTTTCACATTAGAGTTTGTCTTGTATTCAACTTCACCAAATTTATTTCGGTTATGGTCAGTTGACCTGTTGTTTAGCAAACGCCTATTTGTCTTAAGCAAGAATGAACTAGTCTCTTCACTATATGAGCCTCTATCGCTTCTGACTCTCGGTAAGTATACTTTCATTTTCATTTTTATCACCATTTCTTTCTAAATATAGACTGTGCCTATACAGTCTTTCTACATCGTCATACGATTCTAGAGTTGAATATCCTAATCGTATGTAATATTTGATTTGTTTAAGGAGAGAGGGAGTTCTACGACTCCCAACTCTCACTTCATTAAACATTCTTCGTAGAGTTTGTTTCGCACCATTGTTAATCATAGAATTGATTACAACACCTTCTATACTCAACAACTGCGCTTTCTTCATATCTCACAAACTCCGCCAGCACAAGCAAGTTCACCTTGTAGGTCAGTATTGTCCTGCACTTCCTTGACATCTTTCAAGTCTATCTCTGTTAGAAGTGACAGCATTGTTTCATACTGCTTCTTGGTTATTGGTTCATGTGGTGCTTGCTTGTATACACCACCATCGAATGGTAGAACAGATAACCCATTGTAGAAATCTCTGTTCTTCCACATCCAGTTTCTCACATCATCCCACTCATCCTCACGGATGTTGACGGTTGCAGAAACATTGTGTGTGTTGACACCTCTATTGTGTCCTGTTACAACCCAATCAACTGATACTCTCTTTACTCTCTCCAACATCTCCAATGCCGACTCATCTCTTGTTATTGATGTGCCAGCAGGAGTCTTCTGTGGTATTGAGATAATAGCCTGATTAGGATTGTGATAGTCATTCTCCACTAAATCAGGGAACTTCGTTATCAAGTAGTCGTAAATTGCCTCTGTCTTGAGAACTCTGATTCTCCTGATGTAATATTGAGACCACCAAGCGTGTATGCCTGATGATGTTCCCATAACTAGACTGGTTGTTCCAGCAGGTTTGACACAAGTGATTCTTGCTGCTGTGTTGATTCCCAATGCACCAGCAAAGAACTCGTTTGTGTTTCTTGCTTTGTTAGCAGCCTTCTCCATATCCAAATCAAGAACTCTTCCACTTGCAATACCAGTCATAGATACTCCAAGTAAGGCATCCTTCTCAGAAGTCTTCTGCCAAACTTCCCTAAGATAGTGGAAGTCTGTGTAGGATGCTTGTAGAGTACCCAAGAAAGTAGCATGTTCTACTCTCTTCTCAAGTTCAGTCTGACTGCTTACATCTGACACATTCACTTCTGTCAAGTTACAGAACTGATATGGTCGAAGTGCTATCTCACAACAAGGGTTAGTTCCCCAATCCTTGTCATTCGTGAAGTAGAATCCCGGTTCTCCTGAACCTGAGTCTTGAACTCTCTTCCATAGATTGTTGAAGAAGTCCCTCTTGATTCTGTGACGTAGTAAAACTACTGAATTGTTTGCTCTTGCTCTCTGTGGGTTCTTCTCCCAAAAGTGTCCTGACTTCGATGTTATCATCTCATCATCATCAGCACTGAACAAACTGATTAGTGCTGCTCTACGAATACCACCTGCTAACACTGCATCTGCAATGTAGCAAACAATATCGTGTGCTTCCAGTGTTGTTAGTTTGTCTCCGTTATCCTTGTTAGCGAGAATACCTTCTACCTTCACTAAACACTCTCTAAGTGGTTGAGGACCGGGTGCTTTTCCACCACTAGTCTTCAATAGACTTCCTTTTGGTCTGATATCTGAATAATCAAACTCAACTCTAGATCCACCACCATTCATATAAGATTTCATAAGAACTTTAACTGCATCTGCCCAACCTTCAATTGAATCACTGATTAGATATCTTTTCTTTCTTTTTGGATATGGCTTTTGAATCAGTGGAAGATTTTCTACGTGATGTTTTTGAACCGAGTATCCAACACCAGTACCGCCTAATAATAGGAACATACATTCACTAAACGAATCTATCGAATCTATAGGAAGATATGCGCAATTGTAAACTCTGTTTGGAGATATTT